CCGGCAGCGTTTTGGACAAGTGTAGAGGGGCGCATGTGCTTGCTGGGGTTCCTTACCTTGTTATCGCGAACACGCTTTACAGAGTAGAAAGAAATCTAGTTGACGCTATTGCTTTATTTAGCAAGGTTAGCGTAGGCGCGGTGGTAGGCGAAGAAAGGGTATATATGGCCGATAACGGCACCCAGTTGTGCATTACGGCTATCCCTGACACCGTAACCTCTGGCAAAAGCTATATTTTCACGGCCGCACCCGATACTTTGACAGAAATCACAGACGCTAATTTTGACGGGCCAGCATCAAGCGTTATTTATACTGCGGGTTACTTTTCGTTCCATAAGTCAGATGGGAAGAAGTTTTTTAATTCACCTTTGAATAATGGGCTTACTGGCTATGATCCGTTAGATTTTAACGTTGCCGTTTCCGACCCAGATCAAATAAGGGGCCAAGGCGTACTTAACGGACAATTGTATATTTTCGGATCTGAAACTATCCAGCCTTTTAGGAATGTTGGACGCGCCCCTTCGCCATTTGCGCCAGTTGTTGGTTCAACTATAGATATCGGAGTTTTTTCTTCTCAGTCAATCGTTAAGTTTGGCGGTGGGCTTGCGTTTGTTGGGGGTGGCGTCGATGAGTCCCCAGCAATTTGGCTAGTGTCAGGTGGGCAGCAACGCAAATTATCCACAATTGCAATTGACAACGAGCTATCGAAGTTATCGATTGAAGAGCTGGAGGGCCAAGTTTTCTCATGGACTTATGCCGAATCAGGGGCCTATATGCTTGGAATTTCGACACCTTCAACGTGCTATGTTTACGATTTAACCAATGACCGATGGCATGAAAGGCAATCAATTAACAAGTCAAGCCTTTCTGCTTACCGCGTCTCCCATATCGTAACAGCTTACGGGATAACTCTCGTTGGAGATTCGCAAACGGGAAATATTGGGGAGCTGCGAGAAGATGAGTCGCTGGAGTATGGAATACTTACGCCACGGCTAGTGACGTCTAGGCCATTCGATAATTCTGGTGAGGCGGTTAACGTTGCATCAATAGAAGCGGTTATAGAGTCTGGGGTGGGGCTGGCTAACGATTTAAAAATACAAACAGGGACTAACATTGCCGGTGCCGCTGTTTATGCCACTGGTGGATCAGATCCTAAAATAACCCTTTCATGGTCTGATGACGGCGCTAGAACTTTCGGCGGCTTTATATCCAGATCAATGGGCAAGATAGGCGAATACACACAGCGCCCGGTCTGGAATAGGCTTGGTAGGTTTGCCCGTCAAAGAGTGTTACAATTCGAGGTATCAAGCCCGACAAAGGCTACGTTAATCAAGGTAGAGGCTGACATTGGCTGAATTCATACAAGCACCGGCAATAACCGATAAAATCATACGTGATGGATTTGCTACCGTGCAATTTTCTACGTGGATGGATCAGGTTACGGAAGCGGTAAAGCCGCCCCTTGTTGGATCCGGAAGCCCAGAGAGCGTGGTTATTGCCGCCGTGGGACGATGGTACGTTAATACCGATAGTGCCGGCACCGGAGTTTACTTAAAAAACACAGGGGAGGGAAATACTGGATGGATAGCGAGATCATAGTAGATAATTTCCTTAGTGATTTTGATTCGTTCAGGGTTCATTGCGACAATGTAAGCTATGACGGTATTGTTAATCCAGCCGACAATGTTTTTTATCCGGGTGTTAGTTTAGATATTCCAAAAAGCGTGCAGGCCGAGGTTGTATCTCAGGTTATAAGTGTGATGGGCCGAGATATTAAAGTTAACGCCATGTTTTTAAGGTTAAGCACTAAAGGAATGGATGCGCCGCACCAGTCTCATACAGATTCAGTTATGGGAAATTATAGCTTGATGCTTTACATGAACAAAGTTGAAGACTGTGAGGGTGGGACTTCCCTAGTTTTACACAAAAACACAGGTTTATGCAGCACTCCGATTAATGAAAAGCAGCTAAAAGTATGGCAAGACGATACCAATAACGCGGAAGCGTGGCAAATAACGGATATAGCCGCAATGATTCCAAATAGGGCGTTTATATTTGACGCTGATTTTATGCATAGGGCGGAGCCGGTAGGTGGTTTTGGTGATAACGAAAAAAACGGGCGGCTAGTGCTGACAATGTTTTATGATTAGAGATTGCGAAACAAAAGATATTCCGTCCATTATTGAAATGAGTAGGGAATTCTGGAAGCATACTATATACAAAGCGGAGCCTCTACAGGATGACGCTGTTCAGGCCATGACAGAAAAGTGTATGGATGATGGGCTTTGCTTGGTATTGGATATTAATGGAAGTGTAGAGGGTTTCGTCTGCGGCGTGAAAGGCCCATTATTGGCAAACTTTGATGTTGTCGCTGGTACTGAGCTGGCTTGGTGGGTTAATGAACAATTTAGAAATACGGGCGGCGGCTTAAGGTTGTTGCGTGAGATTGAAAAAAGCGCCAAAAGAGAAGGCGTTAAATATTGGAGTATGGCCTATATGCAATCATCTATGCCTGAATCAATAAAAACCATTTATGAATCCATGGGCTACAAAATAAACGAGAGTTTATACACAAAGGTATTGCAGTAATGGCAGCTATAACAACAGCGGTTGTTGCGACCGCAGTGGCCGTAAAAGGCCAGCGTGACGCAAAAAAAGCAAGACAAAATGCGGCTAACGATCAACGTAACTCAGCAATACAGTCGGCAAATCTTCTAGATAAAGCTGGGAGAGCTGGCGAAGCTGATATTATGCGACAAAGCGGTTTAGCGGCTGAAACATCAAGCCGAGGAGCTAGCGAAGCGTCGGCGCAATTAGACCCGTTTGCGGATTTGCAAGCGATTCAGCAAGCACAAGAGGAATTTATAGGCAACTTGCCTGTGAGCGGCGCAATTGCCGATTCTATTCGAGCGGCTTCCACTGACTTTATTAGAAGTAGGCCTGAAATGTTTGACTTATCGCCTGTTGTTAGTCGAGAAGTTGATCGGCAGGGGGATTTATCAGTTAGTGCGGCCAGCCCAGACTTTAGAAATTCATTACTGGCAGCGGGGCAGCAAGGTTTAGCGGCCACTTCAGATCAGGCGCAAATTAAACGTGCAGGGCTACAGCGACTTTCAGACCTGGCCGGTAGCACAGCATCGCAAAGAGCGGGCGCTTTAGTTGGTGCGGCACCTCAGTTAGCGCAACTGCAGGCAAGCGGAAACGAGGCTCGGTTATTGTCGGGGATAGCAGGCCAAAGAGCAAACACGCAAACAGCAGAATCGGTAGCAGGCTTAGCGGGTCAATTATTCGCGCCAAAAGTTGGATTGCTAAGACAAGATCAAGGCGATGAATTCGGATTTAAAAAAGGGCAAGATCCTTTTGACACAGGTGATTTCTAATGGCAATGATCAAAAATGCGGGAAACTTTGCAAGCGTCGATGATTTAATACAGGCTAGAACTCCGCAAGCGTTAAGTATATTGCAGCAAGGATCTAACCAGCAGTTAGACCTATCTAGGCAAGCTACACAGGCTAGTTTAGATCCATTGCAGCAAGTGGACGACTTACGAGGCTTCAACGAGCAGCAGGCTATTCTGGGGCTTCAGGGTGGCGCGGCACAAGAACAGGCGATAGGCAGCATTCCCGTATCTCAGTTTGATCAGGAATTGCAGCGCAGACAGCAGCAGCAGTTAAACCGAGGCGCTTCTGCACGCGGTGAGTTGGGCGGCGGCGCAAGCATTCAGGCTGGCCAGCAGTTAGCTGGGGCGCAACAAGCAAACATTATTCAACAAAGGTTGGCGCAGCTAGAACCCTTGGCGGCATTGTCTCGAAGTGTTCGCGGTGATATGGCGTCGGTTATTGAGGGTGGCGCAGTAAACGAGGCCAATATTCAGCAGGGTTTGGGTACGCAAATGGCAAATATTCGATTAGGCTCAACGGCACCACAGATTCAGGGCATACAAAATGCTGCTGAGATTTCTGGGCTTCAAGGTATTTCAAGCGCAAACCAAAGAGCGCAAAC